GTCGCTGCCGGCTTGAAACCGTATAGCGTTTCTATGTCTCATCGCGACAAGTACGATGGATGCCGCTATTTCTTCATGCAAAAGGACCTCGATAAAGCGTTCCGTGATGATATTGTTACGGATCAACATGTTCTTATGATGATAGATGTAGATTATTATTGTGATATCAATCAATATCTACAGCTTGGCAACCCTGTAATGTTGTACACTTTTGTACCAACAGAGGCTGGAGGGAAAGCTCTCGATGCTAGCTATACAATCGACAATAATGTCGTTACGTATAGTGTGCAGGGTGGAGCTACCTACCACCATGAATTGTGGGATTACCAAGGTGACAATGTGTGTGTAAAGGATAAGTACGGAAACACCATTGTCTACGTCATAGAACAGCATGTGCTGGAAGAAGATCCCAACCGGCGCATAGTAGGTTTCTACCCAATTGCGACATATCCTCGCTATACTGTACCATTTCAGATTAAGCGAGGTGTTCAGCGCTTGAAACCAACATATGGAGGCGTTAATTGCATCAGAAATATCACCAGCAGCATGGTCTCGGTTTCTGTAGTCGGGTCCACGAATGCAGTCACTATCCCACAGGCAATATACGACGCACTTGTCGTGAGACGTGGTGAAAGTAAGAACCCTGTAATTGCAGACGTGGAACGCATATTAAATGCAGAAGGAATCGAGAAAGCCTGTTTGAAGGCCCCAATACTATTTAAACTGCTGAGTGGTGAAATAGGCGGTTGTGGAACCATAACATCTACAACAACAATTGGACAGACGAGGAACTTTCAAACTTTGTTCCCTCTGGTCCATGAAGATGGAAAATCCGTGGGCCGTAGTGTAGCACCACCCTTGGTCACTGAGCCAGCATTTGTACCAGCGAAATCATATAATAATGATGTTGCTACAATAACTGGTAGGATCGATAAAATTCGAAACAACAAAGCCACTCCTGCTGAGTGGAAGACCTACGATGCGGAACTAGCAGAATTCATTGTTCCGAAAGAACTCGCCGCAACTGGGACTCCATATACATATGAACACGTTATGGAGCTACAGAATAAACCTGCACAGCGAGGTCGTAGTGAGCAGATAAAATCAACTGTTGCGTTAGAGTGTCTTAATAAGGTGAAGGCATTTATAAAGGCCGAACCTTATGGATCCATTACTGACCCTCGAAACATCAGCACAGTCGACCCCTCACACCAGTTAAGCTACAGTTGCTTCACTCTTCCGTTCAAAGAGGACTGTCTTAAAGGTAAGCCATGGTTTGC